ACGGTAGGTTCTCAGCAAATTAACCTGCTGAGAGAGTCTTTTAAAGACTTGATCTCAAAGGTGACTTGTGAGTTTTTCTAGCTTCGGTTAGGGAAACACAGGAAATTAGTCGGAGTCCGGGTTATAGGACTCTTATACTAATTAAACCTGAAGAGTTAGTTCCTCTTCCATTCACATGGTGTCTGCGGCCCCCTTACGGGGAAACCGAAGTTCAAATTTACTAATATATATATCGAGTTATAGATTCTCTTCTTTAACCTTAAAGAAGGGACTCTTATTTTCTTCCTCCCATTAGGGAAGAGTCCACTTTAGATTAGTTGACGATTTGTCAAACTATTCTAAATGACCATAAGAATAAACCACATAAGTTATTTATTAACTACAGTGGCATAACTTTCGTCTTGTGGAATAAGATGTCTAACTCCATACACATATTAAGGACTTTAAAGCATTAAACCAAATGAAAAATATTTTTTACTTTTCCAAATGGCGCTTTACAAGTTCTAAATTTGAAGACATGCTTCGTGTAAAAGCGAAGCCAGTAATTAGCTTATTATTTCAAAAATTTAAGCTAATTGCTGGAGGATCTCTCTCTAAGGTTTTCGTTCGAGAAACTGGGGTAATAGCCGTAAAGTTGAATAAACTTTATAAGGATCAAGGAATTAAAGGTTTAACTTTGTTCCTAAAATCCTGTTCGATTGCTTTACAGCAGTCGTTGGCAGATTACCGTATTGATAATATGTCCCTTATCGGTCCTCGAGTATCGCGGACTGGTAGGGGGCTGCCTCGTATAATACCTCGAACACATCGTCTATTAATGATTAATCGACGACCAGGTTGTTACTTTATAATGAAGTACTACCTATCTATATTTTATATATATAGAGTGTTAGTTTTTCCTGGAAAAGTTAAATTGGAAACAATTACTAATCCTGGAAAACTATACGATGAAAATCGTTTCGAGTATTATATGGATATATTCGTTTCTCATATTACTCGGGGTTTAAAAGATTTTAAACCTTTAGAGTTTATGATTTCAAGAAAACGAATATTTCCAATCTTCCGGAGTTCTCCTTTCACTAGTTCTATCCTTTACTCACCGTTTAAGGTGACTAATCGTGATAGAAAGAGCAGAACGGGGTCATTATGATCAACTCATGTCATCTCCTTAATAGGAGCGGCACGAGCTCTAATGTCCTCAGACCTTTATAACCTTTCAATGGAATTCATTAAATGATTAAAGTTTAGTGAACTCAGTGATTATTTTAGATATCACAAAGGTTTAAAGGTAAGGTCCTCTGGCGAGCGATATGGTCCCGTATTGGAATGATGTAATAAGGTATTTAAACTAAGTACCAAATCTACACTACTTCCTCTCGGGAAATTAGCTCTAAAAGAAGAAGCAGCTGGAAAAGTTCGAGTCTTTGCTATGGTCGACCCTTTTACGCAATGATTATTAGCACCATTACATAAGTTATTATTCTTCTTGTTAAGAAGAATTCTTATGGATGGGACTTTTGATCAGCTACGGCCTATAAAGAGGCTATTGAGTAAAACTCAAGTTAAGGGTTTATATAGCTTAGATCTGAGTGCTGCCACTGATCGTTTACCTGTTAGATTACAGGCCCAATTTTTGAATCATCTTGTGAAAGAGATACCAAATTTTGGTAACAAGTGAGCAGCACTGCTAACTAATCGCGTTTATCGAATTCATTCTGATAAATACGAGATCACTGCAGACGTTAAGTATGCAGTTGGTCAACCTATGGGAGCTTTATCCTCATGGGCGATGTTAGCACTTATCCATCATTTTATCGTACAGGTTGCAGCGTGGGAGGTTGGTTTTCCAATATTTCGTCTCTTTAAAGATTATGCAATCTTAGGAGATGATATTGTTATAGCCAACCACCGAGTAGCGCATCGGTATCTCCAGTTACTTAAAGAACTGGGGGTAGAGTGTGGTTTACACAAATCTATCATGTCCCCTAAAGGGACAGGGTTAGAATTTGCTAAATCCACTTTTATTGATAAACAGAATGTTTCTCCAATAAGCTTGGATGAACTTTCTGTTTCTCTAACCGATCCGGCTACCTGAGTGGGGTTCTCAAGAAAATTTTCTTTATCTTGAGATCTCCAAATGAGAATTCTTGGACACGGTTATCTTTCACGGCGTAAGCCGTTTAGAAAGATGAGTCATGCTTTACAAGTCATCTATTTGGCAAGTATAGCTAAAATTGATTTTAACACCGATGTACTAAGATTGAGACGAGGATCACCTAAGGACTTTGATACTATCTATTTAGAAGCATTTAAGTCTAAGGTGGTTTATCCTCTTTTCCGTAGATATTTTAAACTGTATCATTCTTATCCTAAATGACTGAAAAGTCAATTGGTAAGATGTAATACAGATGTACGGTCAGAATTCTATGAATTCGACCGTTACGATCTACGAAACTCATTTGACTTAGTGATAGGACGTTCACATTCTGAATTTCCTTCTAAACTCAGAGAGCTTATGAAAACTTATAGTACCATGTCAGATGAAAATCTGAATGCTCTATTTTTCTTCAATTTTGGAGAAAGAGAGTTTAACTGATTATGACCTTATTTAAATATTAATACATTTAATGAGGCTATACAGTTTTACTTTAAGTTTAACTCTGAGTTAGGAAAATTTTCTCTAGATGTTTATGGTATTGATAAGGTTTCTGCTTTGCTTCCAGCAAAGCGATTACCTATACAAGCCCGCATCTTTAGAGATTGGTCACTAATATCTCACCGCTTAATCTCATCTACAAAAGAATCTCATCGAAATTCCTTAGAGAGAGATCAAAATGTGATCTCTTAGTGCCTTGTGAGCG